TATTAAGTGATGATCCAGTAATTTATGATGGTAGTCCTGTAAATCCAAGTGGATTAACCCCATTTGGTATATTTGATGATGATACCGATTTTCAGGGTGATGCCCCACGAGTAGCAGAATATGTTGCGCGGCGGTTGGGGTATCCTGTATTGGATGTGGAACTTGTAGATAAAATATTATTTACATGTTTTGAAGAAGCAATTATGATGTATGGTTCACAAGTCAATCAGTTCCAAGCTCGTGAACATATGTTATCATTACAGGGAATGACCACCGCAAATTCTATCACACAAAAAAATATTATTGGGTCCGCATTACCACAAATTGTTCGTTTATCTGCACAATATGGTGTAGAAGCTCAAAGTGGTGGAAATGTAGATGTGAAAAAAGGATATATTTCTGCTTCAATTGCAACCCAATCCTATGATTTAAAAACATTATGGGCAGACCCACATGAAGGTGGAAAAGCCATAGAAATTCGCCGTATTTATCATTACATGCCACCCGCCGTGGCGCGGTATTATGACCCATTTGCAACCACGGGTCTTGGTCTAACAAACTTGATGAGTGAATTTGGATTTGATGGATATTCACCACCAGTGACCTTCGTGATGATGCCTGCATATGAAGACCTTCTTCGTATTCAAGCAATCGAAGTCAATGATTTAATTCGTAAAAGTCAATATAACTTTGAAGTATCGAATAATGTCGTTCGGTTCTCACCCATATTTAAACAAAACGCAACTATTTGGTTTGATTATGTAGTCGCAGACGATAAACAAGGACCTGGTAAAACGTATAATCCATCAGGTAGTATTGTTTCAGACTATTCTAATATTCCATACAATCACATTCCATATATCACCATCAATTCTATTGGCCGTACTTGGGTATTTAAATACACATTAGCATTAGCAAAAGAAACATTGGGTGACATTCGTGGTAAGTATGAAAATATTCCTATTCCCGATGCTATCATTAAATTAGATGGTGACACGCTTCGTCGTGAAGGTAAAGAAGAAAAGGAATTCCTTATCAAAGAAATACGGGAAACGTTGGAACAAACGGGATTACAAGCCCAATTAAAGAAACAAGCAGAAAATGCAGAAATGATGCAAAAAATTTATCAAAAAGCACCGCTTCTTATTTATATCGGGTAATCTATGCCACGCTTTGTTACAGATCGTGATTTTAATTTAATACAACACTTCAATCGTGAAATTATGAATAACATCGTAGATGTAGATGTTATTCTGTATAAAATTTCGTTAGATACTACCTCGGTAAATTTATACGGGGAAGCAACAGAAAAAGCACGATATACTGGTGTAGAATTAAAAGCATTGGTCAAATACAAGAAAAATGTTGCGGATACCGCAGCAGGATTTGGTGTGGATATTGAACAAGATGTGGAATTTAGATTTACACGTAAATTGTTGGAAGAAGTGAATGTCTATCCAGAAATCGGTGATGTAGTCCATTATGATGATAGTTACTATGAGATTGATAATATCAATGATACCCAGTACATCGCAGGACAACCCTATAATTCATTGTCTATTTTGTGTGACGCACACTTGACACGTATCAGTGGTCTAAATATTGAGGAACCTGGTTCAAATGGCTGATTATCATAATCAAAAATCAACACAGCTACCTGTGGATAATACTGGTGTCAATGTTCCCGAAACTAATCAAAATCGTGGATTAGACACCAAAACAGAAGATGGTAACAACGCCATCAAGATTACGTTGATGAATATTGATGAAACACTTATTCAATATTTAAATCAACGAATTCGTCCATTAATATCCCAAGATAAACGACAAATAAAAGTACCGATTATTTACGGAAACCCAGAACGTTGGAAAAGTGTCCAAAAAGATGGGGTATTTCGTGATTATAAGGGCAAAATTCAACTCCCATTAATCATGCTTCGTCGGTCAGGTATGAAGAAAAATACGAACAAAAATTCACCTATTAACAAGTATTTAGAACGTGAATTTGAGACAGGATGGAACCGATATAATCCGTATGATAGATTTGCCGCTGTGAACGGTATAAAGCCCGTTAAACAACGTTTGGTGACGGTTACACCCGATTATTTTGACCTTACCTACGAATGTGTTATTTGGACCGAATATATGGAACAAATGAATAAATTAGTAGAACAAGTATCATTTGAAGATGATGAATTCTGGGGTGATAGAAATCGGTACAAATTCCGTACCAGAATAGACGAATATAAAATGGATAATACATTACCAGTAGAAAAAGACCGTTTAGTAAAAACAACGTTTACACTAAATGTATCGGCATACCTCCTACCAGAACGAATGGTGGATAGATATGGAAAATTGATGCAAACGTCACAACAACGATTTACTACGAAAAAAACCATCACTTTTACCGAAGTTGTTGATGGGTAAAAGTAATGTTTGACAAAAATAATCTATATTTATGATATGAGTAGTATTATAAATTTTAGGAGGTTATATGGCAGATCCGATTAAATTAACAGAAGAAGAAATTTCTTCTGTTAAAGGTTTACGAGAACAAATGATTACAGTAATTTCTACTGTAGGACAATTGCAATTAACTACAAATTTGTTACGGGAAGATTTAAAAGAAGCAGAAGGTAAGATTACAGAACAAACCGTAGCATATAAAGAATTGTTAACAAAAGAAAAAGAAGTTATTAATAGTTTGTTAGAAAAATATGGAATAGGTTCTTTGGATATTGATACTGGTATGTTTACCCCTGATAAAAATAAGTAACATTGGAGATTCCGTATGGCAGAACGCATCGTTAGTCCTGGCGTTTTCACACAAGAACGTGACCTTAGCTTTTTAGCACAAGGCATTTCTGAAATCGGTGGGGCATTTATTGGACCGACAACAAAAGGTCCAGCATTTATTCCTACTGTTGTTCATAACCAACAAGAGTTTATCAACTCATTTGGTACACCTGATGCAAAGTCGTTCTTGGGCCTCACGGTTCAAAATTACCTTCGTGAATCAGGACAAGCAACCGTTGTTCGTACACTTGGATTAGATGGTTATAGTCCAACCGATCATACCTCGGCGTTATTATACGCAACAGGGTCAAATGGTCAATTCTTGTACGCCGTAATTCACCCAACCGTATCGGGAAGTGATATTACAGGTATTACATCAACAGGTCCAGCGACTAATTTTTCATTAGTAGTTTCCTCATCTGCGGTGTCGGCAGTATCCACTACAGGATTAAGCACTACGACTAGCGCAGCATCGTTTGTTGGAAATTATCTTGGATTTGGTCCAACCGCAAACCATAACGGATATATCTACGCAATATTCCCAGAAGCAGTGACTGCCGCTGGTACATCAGTTAGTATGTCCGCACAAGTTAGTAGTACGGCATTATATCTTACAGGTAGTACTTATGGACCTTACGCGGCCGCATCAACTCCATATATTCAATCACAAACACTTGGTGGCCAAAAGTCCAATCTCTTCAAGGTGCATGCAATCAGTGATGGTAACGCATCAAATGAAGATGTAAAAATTTCCATCATTGGTCCAAAGTTAGGTCAAAATACTGGTGATTACGCAACGTTTAGTTTGTTAGTCCGTGACTTTATGGACACCGACCAACGCCCATCGGTATTAGAACAATATGACAATTTAACACTTGACCCAAATAGTCCAAACTTTATCGCTCGTCGTATCGGTAATAGTGCACCAGTAACAGATCCAAATACTGGTGAACGGTATTTCCAAGGTGACTTCAATAATGTATCACAATACATTTGGATTGAAATGGCACCAGGTGCTGATGAACTTTCACCAAATACTGTTCCATTTGGATTTGCACAATTAAGTTCACCAGTATCCGTTGCATCGTCAGAATTAGTTGCACCGACATTCTTATCGTCAAGTTGGATATCGGGTAGTACTCGTGGATATAACGCAGCAGCAATTCGTAATAGTTACGAATTCTACGGCTTCCAATATTCTGATACTCCAAATACCAATATGTCATTGTTAGCACCAATCCCAAGTGGTTCGGTCACAATGGGTGCAGCATTCAGTTTGGAAAACTTACCAGCAAATGAATTATATGATGATAGTGGTAACGCAGTTGCAGTAGCAAACTTCCTTACCACACCATCAATTGTTGGTAGTTTGAAATTTACGGTACCACTCCAAGGTGGATTTGACGGTGACAATCCAGCACGATACATCAACATGTATGATGGTATCACCGCAACAAATACCCAAGGATTTGATTGTTCAACAGGTACTGCAGCGGGTTCACGAGCATATAAGAAAGCATTAGATGCAATCAGTAATCCAGATACCTTTGATATTAATTTGTTAGTATTACCTGGTATCGTGTATGAATTACACCCATTTGTCGCTAACTACGCTTTAACGGTCTGCGAAAATCGTGGTGATTGTTTCTACATTATGGATTTGTCACAAGCAAGTCAAACGATTACTGGTGCAGTCAATCAAGCAGCATTATTAGATACTAATTACGCAGCATCATACTATCCTTGGATCCGTGTCCT